GCGGTTCAAGTATTGCGTCGATGCTGCAGAAGGATTGAACGCAAACCCAAGCTTGAACATCGGATCTTGTGCCATGACCGCGCCGAGGCCGTTGGCCATCGGGTTGGTTTGCTTGGGCGCGTTCGGCGTCGAGAAGCTGATACCCGGCGTCCCCTGACTGCTGTTGAGCAGCGGAGCGTCAGTGGGTGCATTGCTGACGGGCATGCGCTGGGCAGCAGCAGCGGTCGCTTGCTGCGGTGAGGCGAAGTTGCTCGCGTCCGTAGCCGGTGCTGCGCCCGTGGTGCCTCCCGGCTGCCCGAGGACTGCGCCAATGGCGCTGTTCTGCATGCCATAGCGCTGCGCCTGCAGCCCCATCATCCGCGCCTGTGCAGCCTTCATGGCGGCGGCTTGCGAATACTGAATGCCAGAGGACAGATCCTGCCCGAAGCTGTGCGGCATCATGGATGGCCCTGCAGCAGCCATCATGCCGGAGCCCATGGTGAACATGGGGTTGGATTGGAGACTTTGAAGGCTTTGAGAAAGTGCAGACCAGTCCATCATCAGCTCCCGAAGTATCCGCCAAGCGCACCGATCCCACCGCCGATCAGAGCGCCATAAGGGCCGCCAATCGTTGCACCAGCGGTCGCTCCAGCCATCGCGCCGCCGAGTGCACCTGCCGTCTGGTTGTGGAACACGGGCTGCGTGTTGCTGGTCGTGTTGCCGTGCGACAACGAATTCACCGTGTTCATGTAATTCGACAGGTTCTGGTACGGCAGATTGGCGTTGTAGCTGAATCGATTGGCATCGGCGTTCATGTAGTTCTGCGCCTGGTTCTGCAGCAACGTACCGGCGCCGGCTTGCGCGCCGAGGTTGGACAGACCGGCTTGATTGAGGCCCGGCGACATGCCCGCTGCCTGCGACTGCAACTGCCGCTCATTGGCGTAGTTGCCGCCATAGATCGACGTCGCCAGCTGGTTCATCTGATCGTTCTGGACGGGGAGTGACGCTTCGAGGTTGCGCCCGCTGCCGGCGAATTCCGACCCCACGCGGTTCTGCACGGCGTTGGCCGCTTGATTGAACGTCTGATTCAGGTACGGGTTGGCATTGAGATACGCACCGTTGGACGCATTGGCGGCATAGCTCGTGCCCGCATTCAATGCGCTGTTGCCGTTCTGCCCGAGGTTGTTTGCGTTCGTCAGGTACGATTCCTGGATGGACGACAGCGGTGCCGTGGTCGATCCGGGGTAATACGGTGCGCCCCCTTGGTTGTAGAGGTTCTGCGCCTGACTGGATCCGAACGTGTTGGCATTGTTCAGCCACGAGGGGAGTTGCTGGACGCTGGTCTGCGTGACGTTGGAGGGTTGTCCGCCGCTCATTGCCCACCTCCCAATGCCGCCAGCGAGATGGGCGCGTACATGGGTGGACCGCCACCAAGGATGCCGCCTCCGGGTTGTACCGGACGCGATTGGAGCTGCGATGGAATCTGCCCGGTGTATCCGGTGGGCGGCTGCTGCATGCCGCCGTACATGGGACCGGCCATTTGCTGCGCCTGCTGGTTCCACAGGCCGCCCACAGGCGCACGCGGGATAGGGCTCATGTAGTAGGGACTGACCGGCGAGCCGTAAGCTTGTGGCGGTGCCGGACCTTGCGGCATAGCGCCTTGTGGAGCCTGCGGCAGTCCGACTTGCGGTAGGCCACCCTGCGGCATGCCACCCTGCGGAAATCCGCCTTGTGGCGGAATCCCCATCGGAAGGCTACCTTGCGGCATGCCTGCGCGCAGCAGACCGTCCTGCGGCGATGTCTGATACATGTCGAAGGCGGGATTAGCCGGGTGCATCATGGGCGTTGGCATCGTCCCCGGATTGCCCATGCCACCGCCAATTGGCGCGCCGCCTCCCAGCGGATTCCTGTAGTAGAAATCGCCGAAATCCGAGTTTCTGTGAGCCATCATCATGGGGTAATTCCCTTCCTGATCAATACTTGGCAGTCGCCGTTCTTTACCAACCTCGACCACGCTTTCCGACCGGACATGCGCAGCTCTTTGCACCCGATGGATGCCGCCCACTGGGTAAATACCTCCTCTGCCGGTCCCATCCAGTCCTTGACGTTCTTTCCGCCGACGAACTGCGCGTAAGCGATGCGTCCGGCCGGGAAATCGCACCAGGTCGTCACCACGCAGCCCTGGTCGTTCATCCACAAGATCATTTGCCCGTTCATCAGCGCCTGAAACACGCTGCGTTCGGTGTGTTCGCCGCCGTGGGCGATGGATAGGCGTAGTTGGGCGTATACCCGTGCCCAAAGGCCGGGGATGAGAGGCGAGGCAATGGGCGTCATCGGAACGATCGAGGGTTGAAGTCGATTTCAACGCCTTGCGCAAACGTGGTGTTGGCCCCGAAGTTCACCTGCAGCGCATGTCCGTAGGCATTGACCCGCAAAGAGGACTTGCGCGTGCGTGGTTCACGCGACACAGGCGATCCAAAGTCCTGCACATCGTCATCGGACTGGATACCGGCGCAGGCGACCGTCGCCTCATCGTCAGCCAGCACCCGTGCAGACTGCAGCAGCGACTTTTCCGAGGACTGCAGGCGGAAGACCTTGGTGGTCAGCGAGCCACTTGTCTGCGCTCCGGTATAGGTGCCGAGCTTGTGGGCGACATCGAAGGCTTGCGGAACGTGGGCGCCGGCTATCAGCCCCTGGAACAGCGCCACCGAAGCGTTGACGGCATAGCTCCATGCATCCTCAACGAAGTTGTACGCAAGCACGGTGTCACTGGCGCCGGACGTGCTGGGGAATGACCAGTAGACCGTCTGCGTATTGGTGTCGATGGCCGCGCGCACACGCGAGGTGTCGTAGCACTTGGCGAAAAACCACAGGTTCACCACGCCATAACCGATCGGCTTGACCGTGTTGCCGTCCGTGGCATAGAAACCGTCCCCGGAGAGGAAAAACACCGTGTCGCCCATCTGTGCGGCCGCTCGTGGCGTCAGCAGGCCGCGCTTGCGCTCAAAGGTGTAGAACTCGAACACCACGTCGCCGCCGATGTAGCGCATGCGCACAATGCCGCGCTGCTGGAAGACAATGCCGAACTCCTCGCCCTGTGCGATGAACTGGACTTTCCCGTACTCGCTATAGAGATCCTGCCAGCCGCTCTGCGCCGCTCTGGCGTCCTGCGTCAGCGGGACAGGCCATAACGCCGGGTTCGCAAGCGCCGACCACTGGACGCGGCTGGTGTGGCTTCCCGTGCCATCCGTGGTGTTACCCAGCACCACGAAGTCGCGCACAATGCCGATCACGTAGCCTTTCGGCGGTGATCCGGCCAGGTCGGCCGCGATGCCGCCAGCACTGATGCTGTAGTCCTGCACGTTGTCCACGCCATTGGTGGCAAGCAGGCAATCCCCGAAGGTCGCAAACTGCCACGTCGAACCGACGGTGTAGTTGCCCGCCTTGCTGATGTCCGTCACGGTGGAACCGGCGATCTTGTACAGGTGCCCACTGGCAGCGGCAAAGGTGTTGACCGTGCCAGCGTTGTCCACGGCCAGGGCATCGGAGGGAGAAGCTGCCAGCGCCGTGCCTGACGTGACCAGCGGCTTGAACAGACGCCATGCCGAGCCGGTGAACAGCATGTTGCGTGCATCGTCCAGTTTCACTGACTGGCTGTTGAGCCACATCACCGGCACGCCGGGGTCGATGTTCTTGTCATCGTCCGGCATCCATTTGCCGAACTGCACCGTGGCCAGCTGCATCAGCCTGCTCTCATGACAGGCGCCGAGCCGCTCATGCGCTCGCGCTTGTCCGCCTTGGCCACAGCCTGCGATACCTGCTGGTATCGGGCTTCCCAATACTGGACGGCTTCGGCGTCGAGCTGATAGGTGCCCGCTTCCACCATCGCCGCAGCGAAGATGAGGTCAGGATTCTTGGTGGTCAGCCAGTTGGTGGTGTTGCTCGTCCCCAGCGACGGCAGACGGCTGTAATACAGCATCGACAGCGGATAAGAGCCGTCCGGATAGGGACCGATAACGAACTTGGCGGCTTCGCGTGCGTAATACTGCGGCCTGCCTTGCGAGGATTGCAGCTGATACTGACTGCGCAGCCAGAACGGACTGCTGCGCTCCAGTTCGTACAGGTATGCACCCGTCGAATCGGTCACATAGAGATTGCGCATCTCCATGTAATCGGCTGGGACGGCGAAGGAAGCATTTGCCACCGTCGGGGCGGCGATCGCTTCCATGTCCGACACGCGCAGATCGCGGTAGATGCGCGACTCACCCATGCCGATGAAGGTCGTGACCGCGGCCGAGAGGTCAGAGCGCGCCAGGAAGTCCGTGACCGCACTTTGCAGGCTGGCGTAATCGGTGATCATAGACGCGCGTTCACAGTCTTGAGCTTGGGCATCTCAAGATTCAGCTTCTGGAACAGCCGTTTCTTGGTGTCTTCGTTCAAATTGAAGATGTCGATGCCTTCATTGCGCAGTTCGAGCGCGACGATGGCCGGAATGGAAGCCACGCGATGCATGGAGGCATGGCGGAACTTGCCGAACTCATCTCCCGACTGTTGCAGGGCGTGGCAGGCGTCCAGATGGTCATCAAGGACAGCTTCGCGCTTGATGATCAGGTTGTTGTCGGCATCAAAGCGATACCGCTCCGTCAGGCCGCGCATTACCGGCTCAGCTCCGTGACGTAGACGTTGCCGGTGGAGGCCGCGTCTTGAATGACGGCGATCTTGCTGCCCGGATCGACCGCGATGAACTCGGGACGCTGACTGGCCACCAGAAACGCATTGCCAGCGACCGCGACGGGATTGGCGCCCACGTTGAAGTGGCACGCGCCCGTACTCACCACGCGGATGGCATACGTGGCCGGCTTGAATGCTGCCGACTGCACGGATGCCGCACCCAGCGCGAGTACCTGCGTAATCTGCGGGTCTTGATGCTTGTAGGTCATGGTTCACTCCAAAAAAAGAGGGGCGCAGCCGTAGCCACGCCCCTCACAATTGCCAGCCAGGATCAGCTCAGCGAGTAGATCGCCGCATGCGCTTTCTCGTTGCTCATTTCGAGCGACCACTCCTGCAGGATCTGCACGCGCTCGCTGTCACCCGTCTTGCTCAGCGGGATCTTCGCGAACGGGCGCAGATACGCCAGCTTCACGTAGTCCGGGTCGATCAGCGTGATGGTGCCGGACATCTGGAACAGCGACGGGATCACCGTGACCTCGCCGAAGTCACCCGCGTAGATGTCGAATGCGGTGGACAGTTTCTTGCCCTGCGCCTCGACAAAACGGGTCTGGCCCGTGGGAGCGATCTGCGAGATCGCCTGCTTCTGCTTGGGCGCGGCAAACGCCAGCTTCGGGATCATGCCGGTGTTGGTGAACGCGGACAGCAGCACGGTGTCCAGCAGCGACTGGGTGAAGGCACGCGCAGTGCCAACCGTGGTCGTGTTGGAGCCGTCACCGGTGGGCGCAGCGCCCGTCGCGCCGAAGCTGATGTTGGACTTCAGCCACGCCGGCAGACCGGCAGACACGCCAGCGACAGACGTGGTGGGAGCCACCTTGGCGTGGTTGTCGAAGACCGACGTTTCCACGTCGCGCTTCAGTTCCTTCACTTTCTTCAGCAACTGATAACCCATCTTGCCGACCGAGCCTGCGGAATTGACCGCCGCGTTGGTGCCGGCGATCTGCGCGGTGTGCGAGCTGATCTGTGTGTAATTACCCAGGCGGACGGCGTTGGTCAGGGCATCGGCGGCGGCGTCGTCACCCTGGATCTTCGCGTTGGTCGCGTTGGGCGAAGCGAAGGTATCGGTCAGCCACTCGTGCAGCGTGTTGGTGGCCTTGGCTTTCTTCACGGACGACTGGAACACGGTCACGTCAGGATCGACGTTGAAGATCATGTTGCTCAGGTCTTCACGGTTGCCAACTACCGTGACGGACTGGTAAGTATTGCTTGGAACTGCCATTGTCGTTTACTCCAGATTCAAAGGGATTCAAGCAAGGACGCGATCGCGTCGTTATCGCCCTTGCCTGCACGTTCACGCAGCGATTTCATGCGCTGCGCAGTAGCGCCGATGGGTTCTTTCGGGGAAGGCTTCTGCATCGTGGGCGCGGATTTCAGCTTGGCGCTGATGTCCGGTTTCCTCGCCACCATCTGCTGGTAACGGGCCGCATCACGCGCGACCTTGAACACCACAGGGTCCAACTCCACGGCGTCGAAGTTCTGTTCGGGCGCACCGATGGACTTCAGATAGCCTTTGATCTCGCCCAGCGCATTGCTGTAGCTGGCGTCATCGGCCAAGTCCGGGTTCTGCGTCCGAATGGCCTCGATAGCCTTCGGTCGGATCGTTTCACGCTGTTGGGTGATGTTCTGCGTGTAATGCTGCTGCAGTGAAAGCTTCTGCTGCTGTAATTCCGTATTGGCCTGCTGGAATCGAAGCTGCAGCGCGCTGTACTGCGCCGGATCGGTTCGATACATGTTGTCCCAGTCCACTGACTGGTACTGCTGGATCAAGCTCCGTTCCTGGTTGTCGATGACGGCGCTGGCCATGCCGATCCTTTGCTGCCAGTCCGTCCGCAACTGCGTCTGCTCCGCTTCCCACGCCTTCTGCTTTTCCGAAAGTTCGATGCTTTTCCGGTTAACGTGCCCTTCGAGCTGGTTGATCTTGATGACGTCTTGCAGCGTGGCGTCTTTCTCTTCACCGTCCACCTTCAACTTGACCTTCAGGCCAAGCAAATCCGCCAGCTCCACGCCGGCCTCTTTGGCAAACTGGTCCAGATACTCGATGCTGCTGCTGTCGCCGCCTTCGCCATCGTCTGTCGCGGGTGTTTCGGATGACTGTGACGCTTCCGACTCGGCAGCCGGTGCGTCTTGCACTGTTTCGCCTTCAACAGGCACATCCTCCAACATGGACGCCAGTGCGTTCTCGTCCAGTTCAGGGGAAACGCCCTCGTGGGTGGTTTCGTCGTTCATTTTGCTTTCCTTGGGCAATAAAAAAGCCCGCGATGGGCGGGCTTGGGTGGGTGAATGGGGCAAGGATTACCTTGCGAATATCCTCTCTCGCAATGTGGGCGCGATCATCTGCATCTGTGCGGTCGCACCGTCGGAAATCGTGCGCTGCAGGTAGTGCTCGAATTGGCCAAGGATCTGCTCGGCGAGGATCAGCTTGGTATGCCCGTCTGTGTCGGTCGGCTTGACCGTCAACCGTTGGCGTTTAAGGCTCTCCTGCAGCGCATCCAGCGCCTCGCGAAACAGAGGGTTATCCGTGATCTGCCGGGCTTGGTCCATGCGGCGTGCCGCGTCCTCACGGCTGGCCATGGGTCACCTGCATACTGGTTGCGCCAAGCGATTTGATGAACGCCTGGCGTTCGTTCGATTCGTTCGTTTGCATGGAGTTGATGAGGTCCATCACGGCCTGGTCGTGTTTCTGTTTGGCGTTCATGTAGCTGTTGATCGACTGCGCGCTGTTGTCCATCTGCACCTTGGCCATGGCGGCATCGGCCTTCTGCTTCTCGATGTTGGCCTTCAGGATCAGTTCTTGCGTGTGCATCTGCTGCTGGGCCTGTATCTGCTGCATGTCCCCCTGTGCCGTGATCTGTGCCCGCTGCACGTTGGCTTGTGCGTTGATCTGCGCGGCCTGCACCTTGGGGTCGGGACCCTGCTGCTGTTTCTGTGCCTGCATCTGCTGGAAATGCGGACTGGACGGATCGGTAAAGAACTTGCCGGCTGTCGGGAAGCCCAGCACCTCGGCCATCTCCGTGGCGAGGTTATAGACGTTCTCGGGCAACACAATGCCAGCCTGTGCGGCGGCTTGCTGCACCTGGCCCATCAGCATCAGGTTGCCGCGCTTCTCTTCTTGCGTGCCGCTACCGAGCCCCACGTTGACGCTGCATGAATAACGCCGCTTCCAGCTGGACGGATCGACGCTGACCCACTGGTTACGCAGCTTCAGCACCATCGGCTTGTCCTGGTGCCGGATGACCAGCCCGTGCAGCAGCAGGGCAATATCCTTGACGCCCTCGGCCATGATGCGGCACATCATCTCGATCTTCGCCGTGGCCGCGTTCATGGCGCTGGTGTACGCCTTGGCGGTCGTGCCTTGCAGCGTGTCCGGGTCCAGCCCCGACGTGGTGGCGCTGATGCCGGTTCGCTGCGCCTTCATCTCGTCCATGTAGCTGATGACCGGCAGAAGCTCGCCGACCATCGACGGCGTGGGAAGCGCCGCAATGTCCGCGCCAGGGACGCCCGTGGTACGAATGAAGCCGCCTGCCCGCGACACGCTCAAATCCTCCATGTTCACATTGTCGGAGTTGACGACAAGGCGCCCGTTGTTGATCGCGTATACGTTGTCCAGCGACTGGCGCAAGAGCGTCGTCTTGATGTCCTGAATGTCTTTCAGCAGGTCGAAGATGCTGATGCCCAGATGCCTGTGCGGCATGCGGATCGGAACGCAGTACGCGATCGGCACCTCCTCGATAGGCTCGTTCTCGATGATCTTGCCGGGAGCCTTCAGCACCTTGCGCAGTTCGGCGTAACCGTCGCCGTCATAGTCCACGCGGATGTAGCACTCCAATCCCTCGACCACTTCCATGGACTTATCGGAGCCCGGATCATCCACGCCAAGCTCATCAACCGTGTCGGAGCGGGCAATGGATTGAATATCAATGCGCGCCGTTCGGTCCGTGGGCTCGTCGGCGACGTCATAGCCCAGCTCCTTCCATTCGCTGCGCGTCTTGCGCACCACATGGCCGATGAACGGGGACCGCTGCAAGTCGCGCGTGGTCAGCGGAGAGATCCGCATGTCTTCGGTCGGGATGCACTCAATCCGGTATTCCCCGCGCTTGGTGGTTCGCCGGATGCGGACATCGTAGGTGACGTTCGGAACCAGTGTTCCATCGGGCTGCGGGGTGAATCCTTGCTGTTCGCGCTTGGCCTCGATCGTGGCCTGGTCGCCGTCTTGCTCGATCTGCTGGATGACGTAGGTCAAAGCCTGCTCATCCAGCCCGGTGTAGTTCTCGTAGCTGTCGTGATCGACTTTCTCGTACCAGCACTTCACGTAACCGTTCTTCAGGATCATGGCGTCGGTGAAGAAGTCGTGCAGGATCAGCACGCCATCATTGGCCCGCATCAGCAGGTAATCGACGACATCGGTCGCCTGTTCGGCTTCCTGCTCATCTTCCGGGCCTTCCGGATCGAAACGCACCATCTGCTTGGACGATACGAACATCCGCATGATCTGCGGCTTGATCCATTCGATGGTATCGCGCACTTCCTGGCTGACGACTTGCGAGCGGCCTTCGACCTCGTTGCCCAGCGGGCGTCCGTGGTAGTAATCCAGCGCCTGCGCACGCTCGACATCGACCGATCCATACTGGGTCGTCGTGCCGGACGTGGCGATGTTTGCCGCGCCGTTGCTCGATCCAATCGACGCCTTTTCGTGGCCGTTGATCAGCGCCAGCAAGTCGCGGTCGTCCATGCCCTGCTTATTAGTCACGCGATTGCGCCTTCTTGAGCGTCAATACGTCGGGCTTTGGATCAGCCTCGGGCTTGAACATAACGGCCTCCAGGTCGCCCAGGCGCACTAATGCCTGCGCCATCTGTTCCTGCAATGTGCGGATGTCCACTTGTTGCTGAATGCTCATACGATCGCCATTTTGGGTTGTTGTGCCGTGCCCCAGTCCGTCTCGTTGCGGATGCCTTCACCCGCTACCGCGACATACCGGAACATGTCGGCGCAGTGACTGAATTCGTCGTGCCTCGGCCCGGAAGGCTCGCCAGTGGTAGTCGGAACATTGCGTCGATACCGCTTGAGGGATTCCAGTAGCGGCGCGTTGTGTTCCTTGTCGATGTACGCACGCGGGAACATCATGCGAGCCAGGCGAATGCCGTTCTCTACGCCGATCTCGTCCACGATGCGCACGCTCCATCCGAGCTTTTGCATCACCTTTTCAGGGCTGAGCGTTCCGGTGACGATGTTTCCGTTGCGGCCATCGTGCGGAAGCCATGCCCGGCCCCAGTTGTATTTCTTTTCGCGCAGCATCGCGCTGCATGCATCCAGCGTCGTGTGGTCCACTTCGATGGTTTCGAGAAAGCGCAGCGTGGACAGGTGACGCTGCACCAGTCCCATGACCATGCTGTCGTTCCAGCCCAAGTCAAAGATGACGTGCACCTTCAGCATCGGGTCATACGGCACGACGCACACGCGGCTCTCGCTGTGTGCAAGGGCTATCTCATCGGCGTAGATCGCACCCGTGATAGCCGGCAGGCACTTGCCCAGCCAGATGTTCTCGTACTCCGCTTTTGGAAGCGTGGCTTCAGCATGCGCGCGCTCCGCTTCCAGAACCTGCGGAAACCATGGGTTGTCGTGGTAGTTGACCTCGACGGATACACAATCGGGTGGCGTGTTCTCGACGAAACGAACCCACGTCGAGTCGGTATCAAGCTCCGGGTTGAACGTGACCCATATCTCTGAACCATCCTTGCGGATCGTCGGAATCAGGATCTTCCAGCTACGATCTGAAACCGCTTGCGCCTCTTCAATCCATACGATGTCCACGCCTTCGTAGGACTTGATCGACTCTGCAGTCAGGTCAGACAGGCCAGAGAAGATGATTTCCGAACCGTTGCAGCCCTTGATGGTCGCTTGCTGGATGTCGTAGAAGCTGCCCAGCCCCAGCGATTGAATCTGATCCATGAGCAGCTTGTGCACCGAGTCCCGGATGGACTTCTGCACTTCGCGCGTGCACAGGATGCGCAACGGTCGCTGCGCGGCGAGTATCAGAAGGCCGCGCGCAAAACTCCAGGATTTGGCCGAGCCTCGACCACCGCGAGCCACCTTGTAGCGGGATGGCTTGAACAGAAAACGCAGCTTGTCGGGGAACTTGGCCTCAATGTTCATCGCCGCCGTGGAACGTGACGCTGATGGACAAGTCCTTGCCACCGGGCCCGGTGTGCTCGATCGACGCCTTGTCGCCGTACACGTCAGGCATCCACTTCTTGATCAGGTTCATCCGGGTTTCCACCATGAATTTCCGGTGTCCCAGCATGTCGCACACCTTGCGCTTGACCAGGTTTCCTTCGGCGTCGTATTCGCATTCCTCGCCGAGCAATGGAGTGTCCGAGATAGCCAGACATTCATCGGCAATGGCGTGGCATCCGAGACGCTTGGCATTTCGCGCAGATGCATCCAGAGCCGCGTCCTTGGCCCGCCAGGAATTGAACGTGCACCGCGCCATACCGTAACTGTTGCAAATCGCGGTAATGGTTTCGGTGCCGTTCTCGATGCGCTCAAGGATTAGCGGCACCAGCGCCGCCCGATCCAGTTCCAGTCCCTTGGTCATCGTTACTTGCCGAACTTCTTGGCATTGGTGGCGAACTGGGCTTCCTTGCGCAGCGCGGGCGACTTGGACTTTGCCGCTTTGCTCAACGCGGCCTTGGGGATCACGGAACCGGGCTTCACGCCGAGTTTCTTGTGCAGCAGCCCTTTCTTGGCCGGATCAATCTTGATCGACATGGGAAACCTCCTCGGGCTGTGCGGGCGCAACCGGTGCGATGGCTGGAGCGGCTTTCTCCAAGCCGAGCACTTTGTGGAACTCCTCGACCAGCGCGGCAAGCTCCAGGTACAGGTTGTGCGTGATGCTGCCCGCTTTCCAGCTGGCGAGCGCGTCGGTGACTCTCTGTTCAATGCTCATGGGGTTCTCGTGTGGTTATGGCGTGGCGATCACGGGCACGACGATGGATCGCGCCAGTCCTTGCCCTGCGGAGTCGGTGATGGATGCGGTGACGATGGCGTTACCCACCGCGACAGATGTCAGCTTGAACTGCACGGCACACAAGGCGCGCTTGCCATCACCGATAGAGCCTCCCACCACCGTCACCAAGCCACCTGTCGAACTCACGCCGACAACACTGGCCAGCGTGGCTGTAGGCGCCAGCACGTCAGAGAAGTCGATGCCGTGATTGACCAGCGTGTCCGTGGGGCTGAGCGGTGATGTGTATTCCAGTCCCATATCAGGCTTCCAGCAGGATCGTTCGGTGTTCCGGGTTCAGCTGAACCATGCGGATTTCCTCAGACAGCAGAACGCGCCGGCCCGGTTCGATAAAAAAGGTGGTCGTGCCAGCCGATTGCGCCACCATCACGCCGGTCGATGACACCAGCGCTTGACCGGCGACCGTAACCGCGCCAGCGGACTGCATCGCGCCAGCGGACGCCGCCAGCGCATTGCCAGTCAGCGCGATCGTCGTGCCCGCGCCTACCGCTGTCAGCGTGCCCTGCGCGAAGCTCGATGTTTGGCCAGCCAATACAGCTGTGGCACTTGCCGCGATGCTGCCTCGCGACGCTGTAGCGGCCTGCCCTGCTAGCGCGATGGATACGCCGGCGGTGAATGATCCCTGTGCACCCGTCGCGCCCTGCCCCGTGAGGCTGGACGACTGGCTTGGCGCTACTGTGCCGGCTGCGCTGGTCTCCGCTTCGCCGGTTAGGGCGACGGTCGTGCCGCCCCCTGTGGCATAGACCCAGACATTCGTCCATGCCAGCGAAGATGCGCGCGTGCCTTTCGTGCATGCGGCGGTGACGGCGGACG